GTTTTTATTCATCCGGGCATATACGACCAATATCTATATGGTACAAGGACCCCCCTAAAAAATACGGGGGTATTTTTTTTACCATTTCACCACCTAATAAACCTCTATCTTTGGTGGTACGCATGGTATGAAATAGCTATAGGAAAATGATCCATGCGATCTATGGTGGGAAAAATGATTTATATAATCTCACAATCTATCCAAGGGTTTGTATGTCTGACCTGCCTATTGATCCTCTTGAAAGTGAATTCCGATTGGAGGAAGGACTATCGGAATTTAATAGTTCAGATTTTGATGCAGCGTGGGAAACACGGCCCGATAACCGGACCGAAATTACTGAGAGAGAATCTGCCGGGGGGCGACGGGGAGGATATAACGGAGCAGGTTCCCCCCGTAAAGGCCGCACCAACAGCCGAACAGATATATACGTGGGAGAGGATCAGAGAGAGCAATCAGAGCGGGAACAGTCAAGCCTCACCGGTAATGACTCCGCTGGACCCAATGCAAGAAACATTGCTAAGGGAACAGAGAGAAAATCAGAATCCGGATATTCAAGACTTACTCCGCAATCTTCGCCGTCAAGACCCAGCCAGTCCGGAATTCAGCGAGACAACTCCGATGGACGATATGGCGAGAGAATTAGCGACAGGTTCTCCGAACCCGATGGAATGGATCAACAGAATTCCACAACAACAACCCCCGGATTCAATGCCGCTAGACGAATAGCATCCGGACCTAAAACCTTATCCGACCTACAGAATCCATTACAACGTGCGCCAGAGTTTGAGAAAGCGGTATTTGAGGCTCAAGTACTCGAAGCAAAATATATGGCGGATGGTCAATTCGTTATCCGTCTCGCCGTGCCAACCTCGCAAGGTTGCGATGAGGCGCAGAAACTTGGCAAGGCATTCGGCATCATGCTACAGGTCGGAGTATATCGGAAGAGATATGCTCGATCGCATCCCGAGGAAATAGATCATTGAGGTCTAATGAAGCCCGATGACGAGCTAGTAATCCGGCGTTTATATTCTCGTGGTCTATCCCCAGCCCAGATCGCCGTTACTCTCGGCTACGATCTCTCGGAAGTAATCCCATATGCAGACACTCCTAGAGAACGTACCGCTGCAGACGTTGACCAACTCACTCAGGGTATGGCGACATTTGCATGGCGGGCCTTTGAAGAAGGTATGAGATTATTAGATGAAGGTACGCCTGCAATAAAAGCACGTCTCATCGGCTCTGCAATGGGACATACTCTTCGCCTTCTCCGTACACAATCTCCCCGAGAATTCGATGAGCTAAGAGATGAGATGTCCTCAATCCTCAGTTCAGAAACATCGGATGGAGAATCCATCGACTCTATCTACAGCACATTCGATGATGAGTCTGCAGTCTATCAAATAGTACCCGACGATCCGAATATTCCTTATGACTCCGAAGTTTAATCTCAAACTCATCCCATTACTTAGTAAGCTGACGATCCAGGCCAAGGACCTCTCTGTATCCCGAATCCCATTTAACGGGGAGTTTGCATGGGCTCAGGTTCCATATATACGTACTATCGAGCGGGAATACAATCAAGGGAAACCCGTTCGTATAATCATACTCAAAGCTCGACAGCTTGGAATGTCCACTATTACCCAAGGTGTCCTATACAATTGGTGTTTTATTCATCCGGGCACAAACTCACTAGTCATCGCCCATGAATCTAATACGTCGCAATCCATCTACGAGAAAACCCAGCTCTTTTGGGAAACGTGGCCCTGGCGAAGTCTATATTCAACAAGGCATTTATCACAGCGTCGTATATCCTGGAACGAAACTAAATCCAGTATTCAGATTGCTACTGCACGTAATCTCAACACCGGAGTCGGTAGGACAATCCACGCTCTACACGCCTCGGAATGTGCGCTGTGGGAAAATGCTAAGACACTTATGTCTGGTCTTTCTCAGACCATCCCGGAAAAGCACGGGACCCTCATCGTGCTCGAATCTACTGCAAGGGGTGTCGGTAACTGGTTTCACAGTGAATGGGAAGCCGCAATCACTCGACAGTCAGACTATATCCCGTTATTCTTTCCTTGGTATAAGCATCCCGAATATCAAGTCCAAGCCCATCGTCTTACTCTTAAAGCTACAGACTTAACAACCGAAGAGAAAGACTATTACAAAATCGGGTGTGACCTTCGCCATCTAGAATGGCGGCGCTGGATGATTCCTAACAAACTCCAAAACGATCCAGACAAATTCAAGCAGGAATATCCAGCGACACCCGAAGAAGCATTCCTCATGTCGGGTACTAATATCTTCCCACTAGATAGGTTAACCGATGTATTTAAAGAACGTAGAGGAACAAAGGGCTTTCTTCAAAGACTCGGTAACAAGGTTAGATTCGTACCTGACTCATCTGGACCCGTCATTATTTATGCATGGCCTTCCAACAACCGTGAATTCGGGCAATACTTTGTTGGAGGCGATCCAACCTATACCACAACAGGCGATAATGCGTGCATACAAGTTATCAACCGACGGACCTATGAGCAGGTTGCCGTCTGGCACGGAAAGTGCGACAGTATCAACCTCGCAGAAGAAATCCTCAAAATGGGAATCTATTATAATGAGGCGATGGTTACTTGTGAGATAGAAGGTCCAGGGCAGGCGACAATCGCTGCATTAATTAAATCTGGCTACAATAAAATCTGGCAGCACCGTTGGGCAGACCGCTCTTACGGAAAACTATCCACAACTCTCGGGTGGTCGACAAACCATAACCGTAAGCATTGGGCAATCGATCAACTCAAATGGATGGTGGGAGATAAGTCAATTACTATCCACGATCGCTTTACCTATATCCAAATGCGGAACTACGTCGTTCGTCCCAATGGGGAGCTAGGGAATAATAACGAGATAGAAAACGACGATGCGGTAATGGCGCTAGCGATAACCGTCATATGCTCAATCACAGAGGGTCCGGTATCGAGGCAACACCCTCTAAGCCCGCCACAGCCCGATATGGACGCCCGCATATACCTACCCCCTTCCCGGCCATCCTGGGCCGACAGAGGCGAATATTCACCCCTCTCCGTCGAATCTGGTGCCATGCCTGATACCGTCCCGGTGCTCCCCTAACTCAAGGAATATTCAACACCTATGGATTATGGATATCGTTGCAGAAAGTGTGGAGCCACATATACCTACTCATCTAATTCCATCTCACTCTACTGTTGCGGGCAGAAAACCCCCCGAGACTTCTCATTCAACATTGGTACTTCATTCCGTGAGCATTACAACAAATCGCTTGGAATGTACGTACCAAATCGCTCTACAATGAACGACGCCTTTAAAGTATCATCCGATGCCGCATCCTCCTACACTGGTATAGAACATAATTTCGTTCCCAAAGATCCCTATGACCATGAGGCATTCGGAATATCCTCTGATGATATCGCCGAATCCAAAGAGCACTACGCTAAGGCTATTGAATCGGGCACCATTACTCCCGAGGACATTCAATAACTCATGACTCTTATCTCTACATCTGACCTTGTACAATCTCAATCTGATGATGACACCCAAATTGTCACAGCTCTTGATGAGATGTATTTACGGGCTCGAGCTAAGAAACGGCAATACTATAACCAATGGCGGCGCAACTACTATCTTCTCAATGCAAAGATGTGGTCGGATTCTCGCTCGTCCTGGATGCCATCTCCGATCGACTCTGAGATATACCCCATCGTCTCTACTCTCATCGCATGGATGATGGACCAATCCGTTACCTTCTCTGTTGCACCAGCCGCAACTCTCCACACCCCATTCTCTTCCTATATGCAGAAGCTTGCACTCGATCTACAAACAATTCTTGAATCCAATTGGGAAGTAGAGAACTACCGAGCACCCGTTCAGATCGGCCTATGGGATGCTGCTATCACCGGCACCGCTATCTATAAGACAATATGGGACGGTGGCTTAGTCGATGGTCTAGGGAATGCAACTATCCAACGCATCGACCCTTGGATGTTCTATCCCGACCCCGAAGCTACTTCTCTTAAAGATGCCTCCTATGTCATCGAGTGCAAGCGCATGAGTCTCGATGAGATGATCCGCCGCTATCCCCTTGCCTACTCCCGTATTCGCCGTGCAATGCCTTACCTCATGAATTCAGGTACATCCCTTACCGCAGACCAAGATCGGCCATTTATCTATGACACCGAGGACCGTCAGCTAGCCAACCCCTCAGCTCTACCTGGCGGTACATTCCAGGCCCCTACTACATCTACTGCATCCGGTTCATTCGGCCTTCCCGGTCAGTCTCGTCTCAATTGGGTTAATCATATCGGAATCGACGTTAAGGAAGTTTGGGTAAGGGAAAATGTTATCGGTGACCCTCCGGATACAGACACCCAATCTGTCTATTCCGAATCCCCTAACATTACAGATCGGTGGCGAGTTATTGTTTATGCCGGAGGATGCATCCTCATGGATGAACTCGCTCAAGATTTATGGGAGTCATCTAAGCATCCATACGAAAGATTCTGCTTCGACGACACCGGAGAATTCTGGGGAATCTCTCTCATTACCCATCTCTCTAATCCGCAGATCGCTATTAACCGAACACTTGCCGCCATACAGCAGAATGCTGAGCTTGCCGGTAATCCTATCCTCCTAGAGCCAGCTAACTCATCCACTAACCGGCAGCCTATTACTAATCGTCCTGGTATGCGAATGGAATATTCCGTCCAGCAATCACAGGCAGGTAAACCGGAATGGTTGGAACCTCCGCAAATCCCCCAATATATTCTCGAACTTCTCAAGTTCTGGATATCTCGGATGGAAAATACTTCCGGTATTTCCGGTATAGCGAAGGGACAATCACCCCCTGGTCGCAATGCACAGTCCACAATCTCATCTGTACAGGAAGCTGGCTTCGTCCGTATTCGTGCGGGCCAACATAATCTAGAGAACTGCCTCCGCAATCTCGGTGAGATGATCTGTCATCTCATTATCCAGAACTACACCGTACCTCGCACCCTCGCTATTATCGGTCCATCCGGTGTAAAGACGGGACTATCTCTTGCAGCAAGGCACTTTTATTCCCCCTACAGAGATGCATCCGGTCAGCGTCTCCTACCTCTACGCTTTTCTCTCGTCGTCACCGCCGGTGCAAAGAACCCAACCTCTCGTTCTGCTCGTATATCCGAGTCCGATACCCTATTCGCTCTCGGTGCAATTGATGCACAAGCCTTACTAGAAGCCCACAACTATCCGAACTGGCAGGACATCACTCAACGTATGCAGCAACAGAAGCTACAAATGGCTCTAGCCGGTGAGCTTGGTCGGCAGAATAAGCAAGGACCAAATAAGCGAGTTAAGCCTGCATCACAGCCTGCCGGATAATCTACGTACCAACCTCCAATAACATCTCCACTCCCATCCCTCTATCCTAGGACGCCGTATGAATCTATCCAGGTCACAGACCAAATATCCTCTCACCGACGAGGAACCGCAAGTCATCTCCGCAACCGGTACGACTCATGCACTTAATTGGTATGCAGACGATTGTGATGCGGAATATGTTGACTGGCACGATCGCAAGGCGCACCATTGCATCACAGTCGGTCACGACAATACGGACGGACGACAGTTCCGGAACTACGATCTTACCGATCCAGAAATGAATGGTCAGTAATTCAGTAATATCGTACACCCGTCAGAACCGTGATCGCCTATTGTCAAAGGAGGGTGGTGATTATATGCGTGGAAAGCGGCACGGAAAGCGTCACTGAGAGACGTTAATCTCCGTTGCATTTGTCTCTAGCTCAAAACGGAATAGCTGTATCTACGGTACTTCCATAACCGTTGTTCCTTAGAACATCAGAGTGGCAAAGCCGGGTCCAGGATTCCCCCGCTCTAGTTCCCCCAGGACTAGGACGGGGGAATCCTTATTTCTATATGTAGAACTACTCCCAACTCCTAGGAGAATAATCATGGCAGTTCCTAACCCACAGCAATACAAGGGTGCTAAGGGTGGCGCTCCTATCGAGAAGATGGGTCAGACTGTTTCCGCTTTTGGTTCTAATCCATCTATTAACGCTCGTGTTCCGGAACCCAAAGAGCGCACTAAGTAATCTATATCTAAATGCCTACAGGTAAGGTTCAATCATTCGCCGATGGGCTAACGGAGATTCAATCCACCCTCGGCCGTATGCGTATGGCTCCCGACGCAGATCAACCATTTATTGAGGACCTTACTAAAGTAATAACTGCCAAGGCTCAAGAGGGCCAGCAACGGCAGCAACAAGCTCAACAAAATATGCAGCAACAATTACAGCAAAGTCTCGGCGGCGGTGGAATGGGAGCCCCTGCAGCCGGTGGTGGACCCCCACCTCCTAACGCTGGTCCGGGTGGTGGGGGTCCACCTAATCCCAATACCCAAGGCGGGCCTAACCAAATAAATCCACAGCAGATGGCAGGCCAGGGAATGCAGGCTCGCCCAGATATGCCTAACCCCGATGAACTACGGCGCTTTCTTCAATCACAAGCTGGCGGATAACCGAGGATAACTCCCATGACTATTGACTCAGGTTTCGGGGAACCATTTAACCCCGAGGACGTTGAAGCCGAAATGGCTCGCCTACATTCCCTAGAGGATAATGGCGAGCCTATTATTTTGCCCAATGACCCGAATGCTCCGGACCTTTCCGAGCATACTGAGCATACTGAGCATTCCGAGCAACCTCCCACCGAACTACCTCCCCAACCCGAACCAGCGCAAGAAGCTCAAGAAGCTCAAGAACCCTCCACTCCCTCTGCCGAAGAGGATCAGCTTATTAACTTCGGCGGTCGGGATATTCCGATGTCGGAGCTACGGGGCCTCGTTCAATTCAACGACTGGTTAACGGCTAACCCCGACGTTGCACAGCGTATTTCCACCGCTCTCGATCCCGAATATGAACTCGTACACCGTAATCAGCAGCCCACCCCACCTCCCGCTCCTCCTGTTCAATCTCAGCAGCCACCGCCTATCCAACTCCAACCTCCTAATCTCCCCGAGGATTTCGACTACGAGGACCCTGCTAACCGTTACCTCGTAGACAATATTAATTCTCTCCGTGAGTCTCAGCTAAAGATGAACACCTACCTTGTCGAGCAACAGAACAAGGTTAATCAGGGACTCATCCAACAGGGTATTAATCGGTTCCGTGAGAATAACGCAGCACTCACTGATTCCGATGTTCAGCAAATAATCTCCGAATCCTCACGCTATGGCACAATCGATACACTCGTCGGGCGTGGTATGGATATTCCTACAGCTACAGTCCAGGCACTCGACTATGCCATGTGGTCAATGCCTGCAATGCGGGATGCACTTTATAAGTCTCGTCAGGAAATTCTTGAAGCACAAGCCGAGCAGGACCGTAATCGACAGTCAAAGCTTACGGCCCTATCGGGCGGGAATGGTAGTACGGGCCGAGCTACCCCACCGCCACCGCAACCCGAAACCGGCCCGCCTAATCTCCGTGGTATTCCTAACCAAATGGTCGAGGATATACGGGGATATCTTGGGCAGAATGCCGGTTAATTAATCCCCTAGTTAAAGGATAACACTAGCAATGGCGCTCACCCCTATTGGCACCAATGAGGTGACAGCGATTAGTCGGCGCTATATTCTGCCGAAGGTCGCTGACAACGTTTACAAGTCAAATCCATTCTTCCTACGGGCCAATCAAGCTAACCGTCGTGATGTGCAGGGTGGAACTCAAATCGAGCTACCCCTTATGTACACAAACATGACTTCCTTTGGATGGTACTCTGGCTTTGACCAGTTGAATACCGCACCTTCTGACACCGTGCAGAATGCGGTATTCATGTGGAAGCAGGCTTATGTAAACGTCTCAGTTGACGGTCTAACAATGATCCGAGTTAGCTCCCCACTCGCCATTGCTAACTTCATCAGCCTCCAATTCGCACAAGCACAGATGCAGATGGCCGACCTTCTCGGCGCAGGTTTATGGACCGATACTGTTACTAACATCAAGGCTATCGACGGAATGCTCGGTGCTATTGATGCCGGTACTGTCGCTCCTACCTACGGTGGCATTACTCGATCCACTAACCCATGGTGGCAGTCACAGGTTGACTCAACAACCGTCACCATGACACTCGCAGCACTACAGAATCTCCACGGTGCTACGACTCAGGGTGGGCAGCATGCCACCATTATCGCCTCCACTCAGACTCAATATAACCGTTATTGGGCATTGAACACTTCATTCACTCAGTACCCACGGCAGCCCGTCGGACAGGATGAGGCTCTAGCTTCTGCAGGCTTCACTAACCTTATGTTCAACAACACCCCTTGGATTGTGGACTCCCACATTCCAACTTCCGGCACAGCCGGTAACGTTTTCTTCATCAACGAGAACTTCTTTGAGTTTATCGTTGCCTCCAACGTAGACTTCTACCTTGAGGATTTCCAGACTCCGGTGGATCAGGACGCCATGATTTCCAAGCTCCTTTGGGCTGGCGATGCAGGACTTAACAATGTTCAGCTACAGGGCAAGTTCACGGCGCTCACCTAATTCATAATCAGTTTGTAAGTCTATATAACTCCAACTCTTAGAAAGGTCTACAATGGCTTCAACGCAGATTATGAATCCGCTGGGTGCATTCCAGAACCCACAGATTCCTACCGGCACATTTGCCGATGGTTGCCAGTATGTTGAGTTTGTAGCTGGCGGTGCAATCACAGCCGGTCAGCCAGTTCAGACTAACGGTGCAACAACTCTCAACACCGTTGTCGTTACTACTGGCGCCTCTACCGGAGTTATCGGTATTGCACTCGACACCGTTGTTACAGGGCAGGCTGTTCGTGTCGCTGTTTCCGGTGTCGTCCGTGGACTCTGCATTGCACAGGGTGGTGGCGTAGTTGCCGGTACTCTCTACTCAACTGGCGCAGCGGGTGTTTTCGCCGCAGTTTCCGCCACTATCGGTCAGAACATTGTTGTCGCACTACAGACCATTGCAGCGACTAACCCATTCGATGCTCTGATCTGTAAGTGCTAGCCTACTCTTAACTCCCAATCTCAACCTAACTCCCAAGGAATAACCGATGCCCACCACCATTGCACCTGGCGACTTTGTACGTATTCATAACAACGAGGACCGTGTAGTCAACTTCCCATATGGTAGTCGAGACTATCTAGTTCGTCCACAATCGGACGCTATGGTTCCATTCGACGCTGCTCTCTATTGGCTAGGTGATCCACGTTCTCTCCGTGAGAAATATGTCATCGTCGGCCAGAATGGCGAGAAGGAATGGATTGAGTCGAGAGAATATTATCTCCAGACTCTTTCCGTTCGTTATGGCACCTATGACGGCGGTAATATTTCCGGTAAGGATGGATTCGACCAGGAAGGTAATCCGGTTTGGTTCCCTGGGATTAAAGAACGGATGCCGAACGTATCCGTCTATACCCTAGAGAATGACCCTATTATCTTCCCTGCCGACGATCCATTCTGTCATTTTGCTCTACCGCCTGATGAACAGGCAACAGCCGCAGGTGCAATGGCTAAGCGGATTCATGACCTAGAGAATCAACTGCTAGGTCTAAAGCAACTCCTAGATGAGTCGCAGAATAAAGAGACAGAGGAAGCAACCATCCATGATATCAAGACGGATGGTCCACCTGCCCCTCCACCTATTCACGTCAACGCACAGCCTAACCCCGATGCACCTCCTACTTTCTCCCCATTCGAAACGGAGTTACCGGAGGATGCATTCGGTGGAGATACACAGATCGACTCCCCGGATATAATGCAGCCTCCACGTTCACGCATTAATCCGATTCGTATGGCAGATCCACCGGATTAATCATTGGCTTAATCCTTCGATCCCTGTCATACTGACCACCCTCCACCTAATAAGTGGAGGGTGGTTTTTTTATGCAATTAGCTCTACCTGACTTCTCATCTCTACTATTTTCTTCCTTCGATGAACTCATCTCCGAATACGCCAAAACCTGCTCTCTTCTCTCTCAGGAGCAAGGCTACCTTGGCCAGTTACAAGGTCAATACCACCGTGAACATACCACTCACTTTTGGGATGATCCATCCTCATCGGTAGCAGCTCGTAATCGCTCAGCCGACTATATGACTGCAGAGATTAAATCCACCGAATATGAAACCCGTTCCCGCATTACACAGCTCGAGACTATCAAGCAATTCATCGAGAATCTAATACTTTGGAGAACATATGCCTCTAGAGAAGGGGAGCAGTCGAGAGACAATCTCCAACAATATACGTGAGATGCGTCAATCGGGATACCCACAGAAGCAAGCGATAGCTGCAGCTCTATCTACAGCTCGACGGTCTAAGCGGTCTAAGTCTCGTGGCTCTAGGAAAGGTGGACGTAAGTAAATGGCTACTACTGATAATGCTAATATGGCTTATCACGGTACTACTGACGGTGCTGCTGCAGACACCATCACAATGAACGTACCTGCCGAGACTCTCACCATAGTTAATCGTGCAGGCTCCGCAGAACTCTTCTTTCGTATGGATGGTACTGCTGCCGTCATTGGCGCTAAAGAGAATTGGATAGTTCCAAAGTCTATCGGTTCTCTTACCGTTCAAGCTCGCCCAGGCTCTAATGGTAAGACTATCGTATCAATTATTTCCAACCCAGCCGAGGCTTACTCTATAGAAGTAACTTCCTAGTATGCCAGCACTCATCGTTCCCCCATATAACTTAGCTGGTGGTGGAGCCGGTGGTGCCTCAGCACTTATATCATCTACCACTCTAGGTTCAGCCGGTAACCTAGACCTCACCTCAATACCTTCCACCTTCTCCCATCTCCAATTAATCGGCAATCTCCGTGGTGTTGCAGCCGGAAATATCATCACTATGTTCATTACGTTCAATGGTGATGCCGGTGCTAACTATGCGGAGAACTCATTTGTTCAGGCACCTAACGGCACTATCACAGTATTCTCTACTGCCGTCTCACAGAATAATCTTGGTGGTGGAGCTACACAGACAATTAACCTAGCCGGTGGAACTATCGCTAACCAGTCCTCATTCTTCTTTATGTTAATACCGGCCTATGCTAATACGAACTTCTTTAAGCAATGCATGATTCAGACATCATGTAACGCAGAGGGTACGGCATCCGCTACGGGATATGTCTCAGGTGAATGGCATTCTACTGCAGCGATTAATCGCATTACTCTTACACCGTCGTCCTCTAACTTCGCTGCAGGGTCCCAGCTCTCGCTCTATGGACTGGTCTGATATGTCTGATATGGAGAAGGTCACATTATCTAGACTACTCCTCATCTGCGCTATTATAATGTTTGCATTTGCGCTAGTTACTGCAACCGGGGATTCCATCGGCTCTATTACTTTCAACGTATGGCTAGCTGCTGGATTCCTTGCCCGTATTCTCTCTCTCCTTCTTCCATAACCTATGCCTGTTCCCAACACTCAAGCCAGTGATACTCGGGCCAATGATTTTCTCAATATCACTGACTTCTCTGCTGGTATAGTTACAAACCCGAACTACCAAATAACAAACGTCGGCTTCGCTGCCCCTCTCGCATTTTCCAATGGTGTTATGACTCTAGCGCAGAAACCGTCTGCAGCTCTAGTTGATAACGGTGGAACCTATGCAACATATGGATGTCAGGGCGAACGAGACGGTTCTCTAGGTCCACTTCCTTATCCCACTCAATTCGGCTTCACCCTCTCTACCACAAAGAATGCCGTACAGAACTCTTCACCGGTTTTCCTTCTAGGTGTAGCTTGCCCAGGTGACTCAGCATTCTATGGTATTACTTATACCGAGGCATCTGGCGCAGTATTCGATATGGAACTCCGCAACACAGCTAAGCCTACTCAGGTAGATAACCATGCTGTCGTCCACAAGCCTACACCACCATTTCCGTTTGGTACTCAGGTTCAACTCTGCTACATAAATATCGCTGGCACTATTTTCCCCACTATTCTCTATGGCTACTACGACGGCTTTGCAAATGGTAATCACTGGTTATACTCATCTAACGGTGGTACTAATCAGCTAGCCGCAGCTCGTTTCGGATGGTTCTTTTCTCATCAGGGTCGACTCGTCTACATCGAGAACAATGGTACTCAGTCTAACTTCTCAGGCACCGACACCAACTCATCTGGTCAGCCGGTATCACAACTCATCTCTTTTACCGATCCACCTCAAACAACCACCCTCGGTACACAGCGCCAGATATTCGGCCAAACCTATATAGACTCATTTACCACCGTAGGCGTCCTATCCTCCGGTGAACTCTTAATGCTTACCGAGGAATCCGGCGGTGTAGTTGTCTCTGGCGACATATTCTCACCCTACGTCACTACCGTACCGGGAGTAACAGGCACAGGCCGTATGTTTGGTCAGTCGGCTATTACTCCGTCTGGCATGGCATATATCTCTAATCCATCGGGTCTATGGGCATGGAACGGCGGTGCATCAGCTCAATACCTCTCACCGCAGCTTGGACCTAATTTCTGGAACTCATCGGGTGCATATAACTCACCGCCTAATGGTGTAGCAGACTTTAATCGGTTCAATGTATTCTTCTGGAATAACTGGATTCTCTGCCCCGATAACTTCTTCCTCGATCTCTCCACTAACGCATGGTGGTTGCTCTATCCGCCCTATGCCGATGGTATGAGTGTGATGAATAACTCTAACTTCTACTACGGAGTTATCTGTCCTAACGGAACTTCACCCCAGGTCCTTGTCGCATTTCCGGCATGGGATGTCCCACTTCAATCCCGTAACCCTGTCTCGTTCCAGATGGGAACCTATCGTAAGCAATATCAATGGATGTCTAATTCATTCCAAGTCTCTAACGGACAGCTTGTCGATATCAATGAGGTAGTCCTAACCGCTACAAACTTCGACCCCACCGATAACTATCAAGTCACTATCTCCTGCCTTAACTCGGCCGGTACTACAACTACATCACTCCCTATCACCGTTCCATTCGGTATGAAGAAGCCCGGTCAGTTCCGTTCCACACTCCCACACATTCAATCCGACATCATCCAACTCCGCATAGCCGTTCAGTCTACCAACATGGCTTCCCCATCTACCCCATATTCCTGCATTGTTAATGCTGTATCTCTCGGATTCCGCCGCATGGAAAGTCTAGCGAACGTTGCGTAGCTTATAATGCCATCTCAGATTATCAACCGTGGTATATCGACACAGTGGTCGACTCGCTCGTCTGCCGATCCCCTGGCGAATACTAACAAACAAACCCGCAC